TCAAGAGTTAAGAGGATTAAAAAATAAACATTAAAGGAAACCGAAATGGCTAATCAAAGTGATATTAACACACAATTTTATGCGAATTTTGTCACTGACGCAGAATTCGCAGCCTACGAGACTTCAGTGGCTCGTAATCTATGTAAGGTATTTGATATACCTTTCAACGCAGGTAAGGTTGCTCAAGTTCCTATTTGGGGACAGGGCTCAGCCAGTATTGTTGCTGAAGGCGCAGATGCCAGCGCAGCAGATACCACAAGCTCACAGGCTCTAATCACACTACAAGAACATGTCTACTACAGTCAAGTGACAGACATGCTGCGTGATTCAGCCTATGGTGATGTAATGGCTCAATTAGCAGAAGTATCAGGTCGTGCTATTGGTGAAAGTTTTGACACAACTGTGTTCTCAAGGTTTGCCAACTTCTCCAGCGACATTGGTTCAACAACAACTGAACTATCAGTTGAATTGATCATGAAGGCAGCTGCCACTCTACGTCAAGCCAAGGTAATGGGCCCATATTTCGCTGTGGTTCATCCTGGCTGTGCCTACTACATCAAGAAACAACTATCAGTAATTACTCCTTATAGTGGTGGCAACTCAATGGTTCCAGCATTGAGCCCAAGTGGTGCTAACCTACAATTAAGTGGTGTTATTGGTAATATTGGTGGTGTTACCATTGTGGAGAGTCCACTAGTTACTGGTGCCACTGGTGATCCAACCAGCGACGCATACATTAACGGTGTATTTGCTCCAACAGCATTAGGTATCGCAGAACGCGGTGGATTAGAATTAAGCACTTTATATCTACCAAAATCTCGTGCTACTGATATGGTTCTTAAGGCTGTTATGGGTGCTGCTGTTCTACAGAGCACACACGGTGTTAAGATCACAGCAGAAACAGATTTAGACTAATTGAGATCGGAGATTAGCGATGGCTTTTATTTCTTCAAAGGGTAATGTTTATAGCTTCTGTGAATACACAGATGTGACCAGTCGTGATGACAGGCTATTTGAGGCCAATGAAGTTATCGCTGATGCTGATCTAGTTGATGACCGTGATGGTTTTGGTGAAAGGGCCACTCAGAAAATTCTTTATGAAATTAAGAATACAACTTGGTGGCTACAATATTTTATAGTTCAGGATGAAGGCGCGACCAACATTTCAACTGAAGGTCTTCTTGATGTTCCTGTGCCCAATGCTAACAAGTTTAAGGCCAGACAACAAGATTGGACTGACTTATGTGTCTACAAAGTTCTCTATGAATATCTGTTACCAAAAGTAGCAGACTTTTCCAATGAGGACAATGCGGAATATAAGAAGTTGGGATTTTATAGAACCAAGTATCAGGAACTGTTCAGAACTTTGATTGATGCGGGTGATTGGTATGATTTTGATGGAAGTGGTGCTATCACTAACCAAGAAAAAATGCCAGTTAGAACCAACATCACAAGGGTACGATAATGCGTAGTGGATTAATAACAGCTATAAAATCAAGTATATCTACATTGACACAATTTACTGTCAGTGAAGAATTGCCTTGGAGCCAAAATAATCTGCCACTATATCTTAAAAATATGAAAAAGGTCTATGTAGGAGCCACAGAACGAGAAGAATCAGTTCTCATAATGACTCTTGATGATGGTGATATTGATCAAAATCTTATTACCACAAGAGCCTATGTAGCCGTAGATGCCAAAAACCCACCCAGTCAATTAGATCAAATGATCACAAATATTCTAACAGCAAAGAGTAACACTGGTGTAGTCAGTTTCGATCAAGAAAGTGATTTCACAGTGGAGCAAGACGAAGACCGTATAATCTATACTTTCGAGTTTAGATTGACGGCAACAACATAAAGGACAATCGAGATGGCATATATTAATGTATCAGGTCCAACAAGTCAGGCTACTCTACAAATCTCAACTGCTAGTATCGCAACAACCAGTAGTGGATATGTAGTACCTGCCTTACAGGACATCACAATCAACAATGCGGTAGGAGTGTTCCAATGGACTCAGTTAGATGAATTTTCTAACAAGACCGTTCCAACACCAGCCAATAACAGCATTGCTGGTAATTTCGTTTTAGATTCAACAACATTCTTTACAGGAAGCAATGGTGTTGCAGGTCTATTCGATCTTTCCAACGACGCTACCTTAGTATATTTCCGTGTCTACTTCAATGGTCGCCTAACAGGTGCCAAGTATGTAAGTGGATCTGGTTATATTACAAACCTAGCACCTACTGTTAATCCTACAGCCCCAGTTTGGGTAAGTCCAATTACACTCAGTGTAGATGGTGACATAACCGCAGGCACAGTATAATATAAATTATACAGCAAAAGGGGCTCTTAGGAGCCTTTTTTGTTTTAAAAGTTAAATATCAAAAAGGAAAGATTTATGGATCTAACAAGATATAATCAAGATGAATTATTGCGTAGTCTGGAAGCGGAGTGTGCTAAAAGCCTCGGAGAATTGAGATGTGCTCAAGGTGATTTAGATAAGGCCAATTCAAGACTGCGTTTTATTTTGGCAGTCATACATGAAATGAAAGATAGAAAGGAAAAAGTTTAATGGATTTAAAAAAATTAGTTAGAAAACCGGAACTATTAGAAGTGCGAATTGATGATAAAGAAATAATTGACAGTTATGGAGATTCAATTACTTTTTACATGCAGAATCATTTAGATATCATGACCTATTTTGATTTCTATCGCAGTCAAACACAAAATGATGGACAGGCTTTTCAAAAAATCTTACAAAAAATTGTGCTTAATAAGAAAGGTGAAAGTATTCTAGCAGATGATGAGGTTTTACCCATTGACATAACTCTAGCTGTGCTAGCAAAGGTTAATGAAGTCTTGGGAAAGTCAAAGACCAGGCCATAGACACTAAATCATGGGATACCATACAAATGTTACACATAGGTAATTTGGCAAAAACATATCATGTATTACCCAGTGATGTTTTAGCCCGTGCCACCACATTTGATCTCATGATCTATGATGTTATGACAACCTGGGAAAACAGTCAAAATAATCCGCAGGACATGCGTAATTATAATGAACAGGAATTAGAAAATCTGGTAAGGAGCATGAGACAGTGAGCGGTGAAATAAATCTAAGATTACGAGAATTATCTAAAGAACTAGATGAAAAACAATTGGCTGAATTTGCTTTTAAAAAATTCAGATATTATACGCCAAAAAAAACTGGCCATGCTTTTCGAAATACCAAATTAAGAGAAAATGAAATTCAAACAAATTATGATTATGCTCGTGTGTTAGATGAGGGCAGAGGATTAAGAGATGGTCAGATGAGAGGCAGTGTTCAAGCACCTAAGGGCATGACTGAACCAACTGTTAAAGACCTTTTAAAATATATAGAAAATATCAGTAAAGGATAAGCCATGGCTACCATAGAGAATTTTATTTTAAGAGTAAAAACAGAAGGTGCTGAAAACATCAAGAAGTTAAGTGATAATGTCAGCGTAGCCACAGATAAATTCAATGCTCTTTCTGCTGCTATTCCACTAGCCGCAATGGGCGCATTTGCCATCAGTGCTATTAGAATGGCAGAAAGCCTGCAGGATCTGTCGGATGCCACTGGTATTAGTGTAGCTAAGATTGCGGCATTTGGCAGCGCTCTTCAAGAAGCTGGAGGCAAATCCAGCAATGCTGAAAGAATTATAACCAGTTTCTTTAATACCATAGAAGCCGCAGCTGATGGCAGTCTAAAACTACAAGAAGCCTTTAAGAAAGTTGGTGTTAGTCTAGATGACCTGCGTAATCTATCTGAAGCAGACTTATTAGATAAGACCATTAAAGGTTTGGCCAATATGGAAGCAGGTAGTCAAAGAACAGCTTTGGCAACCACTTTATTAAGCAGAGCATTTCGCAGTGTTGATCCAAAGGTATTTGATGAAGCTCTTAGAACTGGTGATTACACAAAAATAGTTGCTGCTGCTAAGGCCAGCGCAGATGCCATTGGTCAAATGGAAAAGGCCTATAAAGAATTACAATTAGCCGCAGCTGAAGCACTAACGCCTATCTTAAAAGAAATGGCAAAATTCAAATTGTCAGGTGATGACGCAGCATTAGCACTTAAGGTAGTTGGTATAACATTAGGACTTGCTTTTGGTGCCAGTATACTAAAGAGTATAACAACCATTAATGCTGCTCTTGGCATCACCGCAGGTCTTAGTAATCTAATAGGCAAAGGTCCTTTAGGATTAATAGTTAAGTTAGCAGCAGTAGGTGGCACGGCCGCGGCCACTGGTTTAGCCATCGAACAACTCAGCAAAAAGAATGATGAACTGGCAGCAAGTGCCGCAGAAGCAGCAGATGCCATGGCCTATCCCACCATAACTGCTCCAAGTGGATCAGTTGGTCGTACTGTGATTGCTGCTGAAAGTCCAGAAGAAAAAGCACGTAAAGAAAGTGTCAAACGCATAGCAGCATTTGAACTTGAAGCAAGAAAGATTACTGCTCTAAGTATAGCTAATGAAGCAGAACGTATTGAAATTGAATCTGCTTCTGCGATTGAAATAGCCAGAAGCGAAATCTTTGGTCGTGAAAATCTCAATCGCGCTCAGATGGAAAGAGAATTTGCTGCTGCTGTGGGCAAGATAAATGCTGACCTTGCTGCCAAACAAAAGAAATTATCTGAAGAAGTTTTCCTCAAACGCCTTGCCGATGCTGAAGCAGTTAGAGAAGAAACTGGTAGAGAACTAGCACAGATTGAAGACCAAATAGCAAAAAGCACAGCGCAGGGTCAAGAACAGGCAAGATTATATAGAGAAGCCAGTGAACAGGCCAGGGAACGTAGTCGTTTTGAAGAATCCTTGTTAATGATGCGTGAAGAAGATCGTAGATTGGCTCAAGAAATATTTGCCATTGAACAAAAACGTAGACAAGAACTGGATCGAATTAATCAATTACAAATGGATCCAATGGCTAGACAGCGAGCCATAGCAGACATAATTGCTGTAGCAGAAACAGACATTGCCTATGCCAAAATGCGCAGAGAAACATTTGTGGAAAATCAAAATGATTTCGCAAAAGGTTGGGCAGACGCATTTCAGAAATATCAAAATTCCGCCAAGACAGCAGCACAACAGGCTCAATCATATTTCGATACATTCACTCGTGGTTTCGAAGATGCCATTGTGCGTTTTGTTCAGACTGGTAAACTAAGTTTCAAAGATTTGGCCAATAGTATCATTGCTGAATTTGCTCGTGCTCAGGCTAATCGAATGGCCGGTAGTATATTGGGATTTGTGGGTAAATTCTTTGGTGGTGGTGGTTTTGGCACAGGCTATGGATATGGCAATTTAGACATTGGTGGCTTCTTAGCCAGTGGTGGTCCTGTTAGAGCCGGAAACAATTATATTGTGGGGGAAGAAGGTCCAGAATTATTTGTTCCTAAATCATCTGGAACCATAGTACCTAATGACATGCTAGGTGGTGGTAGTCAAACTGTTAATGTCAATTATAATATTCAGGCTGTGGACGCACAATCATTCAGATCATTGGTAGCAAGAGATCCACAATTTATCTATCAGGTAACAGAAGCAGGGCGTAGATCACAGCCCACAAGGAGACTCGCATGACATTTCAAGTTATAATCAATTCAGCACAATCAATTGAAATTGATCGCCGCAGGCTTGTGGGGCAGAGTATTTCAAGAAGCCAAAGAATTAAGACAGCACAGAGATTAAGTGCTCAACCCTTTATTCTAACAGTAAAACCTATTCCAATTTTCAAATATACTGAAACTAGATTCGCACTTGAAGCTGTGTTAAACTATGATAGAAATACTGAATGCGTGATACAGTTAGGAGCCACTGCTAGATTAAATTATCTCACTGACTATACTGGACAACTATCATTATCAGATGCTAATGCTTTAACCATAAGTGCCTTTAGTTCAAGTACTGTGACCATAGGCACATTACCAGCCATTGGGGGATCAATAACAACCTCCACTATTATATTAAGAGCAGGTGATTTTATTCAACCCCAAAATAGTAGATATCCATATGTGGTAACATCAGATATTCTTCGTGGTAGTGGAAGCACAGCACAGGGCACAGTTCATCGTCCTTTAATAACCAGTGAAGGTATCACAGTTACTGGTGCTATGAAGGTTGGCACAGAAACAACAATGGTAGTTGTAGCTTCGGATTTTCCAACATATGAAATAGTTCAAAGAGATTGGGCAAGATTTACAGGTGACTTCACCTTCGTGGAGAAAGTGATATGATTGAAATTCCAGCAACCACATCGACTAATGTAGTTCACGGTGTGCTCATTGAAATCACAGTTAATGGCACAGAATATACCATAGCCAACACATATGGTCCTGTTGATTACAGCGGCAAAACTTATCTAGGGCTAGGACATCTAATTGGTTTCGCTGAAATTCAAGATGATCTCAGAGCCACTAATAATACTTTACAAATGAGTCTCAGTGGCATACCCAAAGATCCCGGCGAACAGGGACTTGGCACTTGGACCAGTTACGTTAGCATGATTCTAGATCAAAATATAAAAGGCAGCAGTGTTAATATTCGTCGTGCTTTTTTTGATCCAGTTACCAAGGCCATTGATGAAGGCAGTGTCAGTCTTCGATTCAGTGGCTATATTTCAAATTACAGTATCACTGACAGTTCAGACATAGATTCTAGAATAGAAACCTATACCTGTGTGGTAATGTTAAGCAGCATACATGCTATATTAGAAAGAAAAATATCTGGAAGAAGAACTAATTCAACAGATCAAAAGGCTCTCTATCCCACAGATATCAGTATGGATCGTGTAACAGCAATAAGCAATACACAATTTGATTTTGGTAAACCATTAGGTACTGGTGGTAATACTGGAGCAGGCAGTGGAGGGAATCCCGGCACAGTCAGTGATAGACCAGTAATAGAACAAAATGATATAAGTCAAGCAGGATTCTAATGAAGATACGCAGATTAGAAAGATCAGATTATAATCAAGTCAGTGAATTAATGACTGAATTTGCCAAACAATCTAATCTTAAAAGTTTAATTAAAGAGGACTATGATTATGAACATGTTTACCAAGTTCTACTCAGATGCGAAAAAGCGGGTATTTCATTTGTTGGCCAAAATAATGACACCATCTACGGCTGTATCTTATCAATCGCCATGCCCGACTTGTGGGTGCCCAAAACCCTGTTCCTGCGGGAAATAGCTTGGTATGTTAGGCCAGAATACAGACATACTACCTTGGGAGCACGATTATTTGCCGCTTATAAAAAAGCAGCAGAATCAGTATTGGAATCTGGTCGAATCATGGGTTTTACCATATCAAAATTACATAATTCGCCAGATTTTGACTATGAACGACGTGGTTTTAAATTCATTGAAGCCACATATTTGATTGGAGAATAAACATGGCAATTTTTACAGCCATAGCCACTGCTATTGTTACCTACGCAACCGGAGCCGCAGTAGTAGCTGGAACTTGGGCAGCATTTGCTGTGTCGGTGATTGCCACAGGGTTGGCAGCGGCCACAGCTAGATTAATTGGAGGGCCGGGAGCAAGAGGTGGTAGTGGCACACAGGATCAAGGTGTGCGTATTCAATTGCCCCCTGCTACCGAAAATAAAATTCCTATCATATATGGTCGTGCTTTTCAACAACCAATTATAACTGATGCTAGAATTAGTAGTAGTGGCGG